TCAATACCCTTGGCCTTGAGAGCGTTTCTGAGCTCTACGAGGTTCTTGAAGGTCTGCGCGTCAAGCACATCTACTACCTCCTTCTCCTCTTCCTCTATGATAGGTTCTTCTTCCACTTCCGGTTTTACCACAGCTGGGGCATCTTCGCCAGTCTTTGCGATGTTTTCCAAATAAAAGGTAGGCCCAAAGGCTTTCATAGACTCAAGTTCCTGCTGGATTCTTGGGTCCGATGTCTGGTATGTTGCTGTCGAGCCAATAGTGCAGCCTCTCTTGAAGGCAATGTCTACCGTTTTGCCATCAATGTTCATGTGCAAAACGTAACCCTTTAATGTTCGTGTTCTATATGTTTTCGTTACCATAGCCGTTTAATTTAAAAATGGGACGGCAGTTTTTACTCCCACCGCCCCATGTGTTTTTTTGCTTGATGCTTACACTACTCCTGAGGAACGATCTTGCGATGAACAGGAAGGTTCTCAAGGAAGAGAGAGTAAGTCTCGTGCATACGCACTGCGTTCTTAACTCGTCTCTGACCGGTCTTGTCAAGCTCAAGGACTGTTGCAGTCAGCGGCTCCATCACATACTTCTTGATGTAGTTAACATCAACCACCATAGCACACTTAGAGAAGTAACCCTCGAAGAGTGTACCCATTGGCTTAACGAGAAGTTCTCCGAATGGAGTCTCGATCTTGTAAACACGCACACCGAGAACAACCTCAGTGTTCTTTGCCTCAAGCTGCTTTGAGTAAGCTGGAATCTTTGAGATACTGAGCATGAACTCAGGTCCGGCGAGGAGGAATCTGCGGTCTGAACCGTTGTTGCCCTCGAAGATGTCCTTGCCGAGTGCGTTCCAGTCTGCATCAGTCATGCCTTCTGGGTTGTAAGTAGACTGCTCAGTCATCTGCCACCAGATACCAGTTGCGAGATGTACGAGCTCTCCTTCTGCATCCTTAGTAAGACCGCCGACCTGGAAGAGATTTGCGAACTCCATACCGCGCTTGAAGTCCCAAAGGGTCTGCTCCTTGTAAGTAGTGAAGTCCATGGCCACCTTCTTCTTGTGGAGGGCGTGGATTACTGACTCCTCTACCTGGCACATGTGAGTCTGGTTGAAATACTTGCGGTCAGTTGGCTGGATTGCAAAACCAGTCACTGATGCAGTAAGCTCAGACACCGCACGTGAAAGACGGAGGGCTGTCACCTTGCCTGACACCTCAGCCATAGCGTTGTTTGCCTTTGCACCGACTCTCTCTACTGTGAGTGTGCTACCGTTCTTCGACACGATAAGGCAAGAGATAGGCTCGTTTGAACCATCGAGAACTGGACCGTCAGCATTGATGAGCACGAATGTGTCGCCAACGAGCCACATGTCGATAGCACCTGGCGTTACGGTCTTGCCGCTGATTGTTACCTCGTCAGTGATCTCACGAGTACCAATCTCCCAGCCGCCGGCCTCCCAAGCCTCGGATTTTTCTACGTTGCCAATCATACGAGTGATTGTGTCGATAGGAGTGTCCTGAGGACGAATCTTGACGAGAGTAGGGTTGAGGTCATCGTTAAGGTAGTTCGCATTCTCAACTGTCTCGCCGTCAGCAGCGACACCGCTTGTCACTACGGTAGTTCCTGCTGGAGTAGCAGACTCAGCAGCAATGCCAGCAACGCCAACAGCGGCGAATGCGAGTGAAGCATCAAAACCTGTTGAAAGGAAATCAACGAGGTTCGCAATGAACGGAATGCCATCGAGGATTCCGCTTGTAGCCACAGCTGCTACTCCGAACAGCGATGGCAGGATGAATTTCTTGAAGCTAATCATAGTTCTTATCGAATTGAAAAGTTTATACGAATTTGCGTTTGTTAACCACATCGGTTAAGAATGTGTTTTCCTTCTTCTGAGGAGTATCTACCACTGGGGCACCGGAGCTCTTTGGTGAAGGAACGCCATCGGCAGTAGTCTTGGCCTTCTCGGAAGCTCTCTTGGCGGCTATGTTCTCGTTCTTGCCAGCTACGAAGCCAGTCTCCTCTGCTGAAGCCATGTCTTCCTCGTAATGCCTTGCATTGTCAAGGGTCTGGAGGATTTCGGGAGTGATCTTGCGCATCGAGAGGGAATTGTAGAACTCATTGATGAAGCCGATAAACGCCTTCTTGTCTTCCTCCGAGTATCCCTTCTTCTCGCAGAATGCATCGATGTTGTCGTAAGCCTCGTCCTCGTTCTTCAGTCTCTCCTCGGAAATTCTCTGGAGCTCTCGTCCGGTAGCCACTCTCTCTTCATAGCTCTTCTGGTAATACTCGTAATCTTCATCGCCTTCTTTGGCAACGAGATCATCTGGACCATACCTCTTTGCGAGGGCAGCTCTGAACGGAATGCGGTTAGTTACGATATCAGCAATGATGGCAGCGAGGTCTTTGTCGGATGCAATCACCTCGTCAATTACAGTCATGTTATCCTGAAAGACTTTGAGGGATTCCTCATCCTCTGCGTATGCCTCTTCTGCTGCATTGTCCCAATCTTCGTCAGTGTTGAACTCTCGGTCTGCAAAACGACCTTTGATTCGTTCTTTCCACGCTGGCAGCTTCGGTGTCTCTACGACCTCGGCACCAGTCTCGATTGTTGTTTCTTTTTCAACCATAATAATCCCAAAATTATTTGTGAACGAAAATAGGGTTATGGCATAGAAAATGTTTCCCAAAACGGGAAAAATCAATTAATTATGTTTAATTTTGCGGTGAATAAATGTGAATATGGCTGTGCAAGGTAAGAACATTGACAGAGACAAGATGGCTGTGGAGTTATACTACTCTGTCCTGAAAATTAGAAAATCCGAAGGATTCCCTCATAGGGAAGCTAAGGATTTGGCGTATGATGCCGTTGAACTGAGATACAACATATCTCGGAAGAGACTGCAAAATATCATATCGGATAATCACGATACGCTGACATGTAATCGAAACATGTTTCTCAGTGATAACAAGAAACTGATCGAGACGCTGGAGGACGCTAATGTTTACATGCAAGGGTTCATTGACCGAAACAATGACTTGCTCAAGGTATTAAGGGAGGTTTGCAATGTTTAAGATAGATTACACATACGGAGGTTTGCCTAAGGAAGAATATAAGGCCATAATTTCCGAGAACCTTAAACGCAAGAATAGTTATTACAGAGAGTACGATCCCGTCATTGGAGACAGCGAGGGTGAGGTGATTAAGCGCAGACCACTTACCATTGACGGTGTGTTATACTATGTGCCGGAGCAGATGTGGAAGTCTGACTTTGTTCGCAAGTATAGGTCATCAAAGCAGGACATAGCTCAGATGCTTGCTGATTGCGGACTTCCTGACACTGCCGAGAATGAGATTGAGGTCATCGAGGAATTGTTCAGATTGAGGATGAAATATGACTTTGAGTTCTATGCCAAGATGTGCATCAAGATTCAGGATAAGATATCAAAACTCATGATTCCTCTTGTGCTGAATAGGGGACAGAGAATCCTGCTGAAACAATATGAGGAGGATAGACTTGCCGGTAGACCTTGCAGAGTCGTACTCGTGAAATCACGCCAGTGGGGAGGCTCAACCCTTACCGCCGCATATATGTTCTGGATGATGCGTATGCACTATAAGAACTGGCATACCACAGTTGTGGCTCTCGACCAGTCTCAGTCTACCAACATCCGAACAATGATGAAGAACATGATTAAGGAGTTGCCGGAGTTTCACGAACCCACGACATTCAAGAGATTTGAGGGTAGAGAGACCATCCGTATCATTCCTGAGACTGGAGCAAAGGTTCAGATAGGTTCGGCAGAGAGACCGGATGCCCTTCGATCATTCGACTTCGCAATGGTACACTTCTCAGAGGTGGGACTATGGAAATCCACCAAAACAAAATCCGGAGAGGATATCGCTCAGTCCGTAGAGTCAACTGTCCCACCAGATACTCCAGGAACAATGATTGTCTATGAGTCAACTGCAAAGGGAGTTGGTAATTTCTTCCATGCCAAGTACCTCGCGGCAAAGGAGAATAAGGAACATGGATACGTTGGTTATCAGCCGGTATTTGTGTCGTGGTTTGACCACAAGATTAACCAGTCCAAGATTACACATTTGGATAGGTTCGTGAAGACCATGACTCCATACCAGTGGTGGCAGTGGAGACAAGGTGCGACACTTGAAGGAATCAAATGGTATGCAGAGGAGCAGAGGGCTCGCAACTGGAATGACTTTCAGATGAAGTCCGAGTATCCCACAACAGCAGACGAGGCTTTCCAGACAACAGGAGGAACATATTTCAGCAACGAGATGCTGGAAGCACTCCAGTCAAACATCAGGAAACCTTCATTTGTCGGCGAGATTAAGGCAGATGCGCTTACCGGAGAAGGGGCGTTGTCAAATATCACTCTGTATCCTAATTCTGCAATAAAGGATGCATTGAAGATATGGATTCATCCAGAAGACAATGCCGACTCGTCAAAGACATATAAGAATAGGTTTGTCGTGGTTGTCGATGTCGGAGGTAGGAGCGATGCTTCGGACCGAAGTGTAATATCCGTCTTTGACAGGCTCTCGCTGACATACGAGTGTGGTGCAGTAGAGAGGGCTGCGCTATGGTACGGACACGTTGACCCCGACATCCTGGCATATAAGGCTGCGCAGATAGCAACATACTACGATAATGCACTGCTCGTCATAGAGTCGAATACATACGACTCAAGGTATAAGAAGAAGGACAAGTCTTACGTGGCAGAAGGAGATCACTCGTACACTGTGCTTGACACCTTGGGAGAACTATATGATAATATGTATGTGAGAAGGTCCACTCCGGACAATACGAGAGACAAGCAGCTGAAGAAGATTGGATGGCACATGAACAAGCAGACGAAGTATCAGGCATACGACTCATACTCCATTTCAATAAGGAAAGGCCAGTTTGTCGAATACTCTCAGGACGCATACAATGAGGCTACGCAGCTTACCGTCAACACAGACGGACAGATTCAGGCAATGCTCGGATGCCATGACGATATACAGGATACCACAGCGGTTGGTAATTATATCGCCATCGAGTCAATGCCTCCGGTAAAGATCATCGACAATACAATAAAGAAGCAACACCGAACCCAGACTGGTGGTGTTGCCTCATTCTAAATAGGATTGGATTAATACAATGAAGATATGCTTCTCTTCTTCAACTGATACAATCGTTGGTTAAGGAGACGGAGCATTTCTTCGTATTTGCTCCTTACTATCTCATGCAGAGCACCATTAGTACAGATAGAGTAGAACTCACTTAGCACTCCGTACTTCATGCTGTCATAGATTGTCGACTCAACCAATGGGAGAACATTCTCGTTGTAGGCGTTATTGTCTGTCACGGAGAACTTAATGTTTGTGCCATCGTTTTCGTAGCCTTTGACACAAGTTGTCATCTTGAGCATTTCGTCAAAGATGTTCGGGAGAGACTGCTTTACGCATACATCGAATAGCTCCCTCTCGTCATCTGTGATTATGAACTCGTCCATGACCGAGCCATTCTCATTGACAAGATTCTTTGTCATGAATGCTGATACCAAGCAGACATCATTAAAGAGGTCTGCTGTAGTATAGCTGAATGTTATTGTTCCTTTGCTTTTTGTAGTCATACCTTACTCTTTTAATAGTTAACCTAATGGAGAGAATCTTCTTCGCACCGGATGTTTCCTGTAATGGAGGCAGTGATTGATTTCCAGTCTCTCCATCGCAGAGCCAAAATCGGCCCTATACCATTGCTCCAATATCTTCTTCACCATGAACTCATAGCAATGTGTTATGAGAATAGGAAGCATGTTGTTATCGTGGTTGTCATGCATGTGAAGCACGAATGTCACTCCGGTTGAGTCATTGTCAAATGAGCTCACTGGCGGTTCTTCCATTCGTCTTGCAAGCATCATGTGAAGCTCTGCTATGGCGTTGTCGAAGTACATATTGAACATCCCCATATCGTCTCCCTGCATTGCGACTGCATCGCCCTTAGGGTTGTTCCTTGTAAGGTTGTACGCCTGATGCAGACTCTCATTAGTGCATCGTGCGAAAACCTCACGAGCACTAATGGTTATGTTCCAAGTCTTTGTAATGTTAGTGTTCATATCTTATACCATTTGAGGGATTAACATCTGCTGAAGCTGTGCGAGTGCATCTGGCGATGACTGCGGAACGCCCTGCTGAAGAGCCGCTATCTGTTCTGTTGACGGCATCTGACCGCCGGCCATCTGCGCCTCCATAGCGTTGACCTTCTGAAGCAGTGAGTCGCTGAAAGGTGCTGAACTCTCTTCAAGGTACATCTTCAGTGTAATCAGTTTCTGCTGGAGTAACTGGAACAGCATTGTGTCAAGGTAGAGTCTCGCTACCGGAGTGTCGTTGCTCTTTGACACCTCATTGTAGAAATCGAAGTTCCTTACGAGGGCAGGATCATAGAGCGTTGCTCCCTTGTGCTTTCCTGTAGACGGCACGTTTGTAGGCTCGTCATAGAACTGCTTTATAATCTGCACCATCTTGTAGTCTCTCTTGCTGAGAAGCCATGCGAATGACTCCACGTAGTCAAGGATATTCGCCTGAGAGTTATGCACCGCTTGCTGATAGAGTGACGAAGGAGTGCCCGTTCCGAGTGACTTACCCTGCATTGCATCATGCACACCTCCGATGTCGTTCATCAGTCTCATCTGGAGGTTAATCATGTCGAACTGACCGACATTGAAGTTACGGGCAACAACTTGCTCAGGCTGCTTCACTCCGTCCTTTGCCCTATACTTGATGACTCCGTTGTACTTGCTCCACTCGTCTGCGAAATCCTCGATATCCATATCGTCCGGAATAGCCTCCTCGGGAACGAGGAGAACTCCCTTCGCAGCAGCAGATGTGATGAAGTCATGCATGATGTAGTTTCTGTTGATTGCTCTCTGCTGGTCGATGAGATCGTACACCATTCCGTATGCCTGACCCTCAAAGAGAGGATAATACTTGGCAACATACGGATGTGAGTTATGCTCGTATGGAGAGTCCTGAGTCCAAAGGATATGTCCCCACGGAGAAAGATGGTAGTACACCCATGATGTCACGTACTTCTCTTCATACTCGATGAGAAGACGGTTTGAGCCGTCCTCGTAGTCCACGCCAAGTTCTTTGGCAATCTTCTTTCTGCGAGAAATCTCAGCATCGATTGTAGTCGTGATGTTAGGGTTGGTCTTGAGGTTGTATGTCTCCCAAGAAGCATCGCTGTAATCGTGTACGGCGAGGTCCCAGTGACCTTCCTTGCGACAGACTCTGATTACTCTGCACTCTCCGGTGCCGAGAGAGATACGTGGAGAGGTGTTCTCAGCGTTTGATGTGACATGCTGAATGTTCTGCACCACATCTCTGCGTGAGCTGTTGCCGTAGATTTCCTCAAGTTCCTGTTCCTGCTTCTTTGTCTTGGCATACATTGACTTGATGTCAAGGATTGATGTGTCGAAGAAGTCTCCGCAGAAGTCCACATCGTCTCCGCACACATCCGATGCAGCAATGGTCTGGAAGTAACGTGACGGGTCAATGGCCTTGTAGTAAGGGTAAGGCATCTTCCTCTCGTCATCGAACTTATATCCGGTATTGTAGATGGCTGCGCCGGAAACAAGGTAAGTCTCGAAAAGTCTTGCATCCCTTTCGGCCTTGTCGTTCATCGCATGCACACCTTCCAAAGCAGAAGTCATCATGTCAGCCGCCGGTTGTCCGTCTGCCTGACGGGCATACACCATACTCTTGTAAGGGTTGAGGCGAAGCTGACCGATGATGGTACGCACAAGCGGACGGATGAGGTTCTGCTTCAATGCCGGCTTACCCTGGCGTTCGATGTACTCCTCTTCGGAAAGTACCTCTTTCTCTCCGTTACGGTGTTTGATGACAACCTTATCCTTCCACTGGTCTCCCTTGTAGTAACGTGAACTCCTTTCGGTCTGTCGTCTGAATGACGCTCCGGCAGCCCATGTCACATCTACAAGTTCAAGGATTTCAGTGGACTCCTTTGTGACGGGAAAGGAGTCAGCCCCTCCCATCACATCAAATCCTATGATATCCTTCTTGGTCTTGATTGACCTTTTCTTTTTCTTCGACATCTTCAAGATGTCTTCAGCACTTAAAGTTTTCATAGCCTATTTCAAAGTTTAATCCAATTCCAACATATCGTTTACGAAGTCTCTTCGTTCAGTCATGTACTTGTCGTTCAGCCTTGACCACTTGAGCATATCCTGCTCGGTAGGATTTTCCTTCGCTGCAATCTTCTTGTCAAGTTTCTTAATCTTGTCATTGATTGCATCCAGTTCCTTGACTCCGATGTACCATTCCTGCATGAAATCAAAATTCTTATTGCTGTAAATCTCGTTCATCTTAGGGTGGTGCTTGCCCTTCTCCTTCTCAAAGACATCCTCCAGGTCGTATCCGAATCTCTTTGCCATAGTCTTGATGGCTTTTACGTTCGAGTCGTAGTACTCCTTCATGTCGTAGTAGGCATCGGTCACGAACCTATCGTCATTATCAATTCCTGAGCCGAGGACCACACCGCTGAGAGGAATGTTGGAGAGGTTTCTGTTCTCCTCGTTCCATATCATCGATATGCTCTTACCGGTCTTCTTCACGAGGCTGTAAATACCTCCGAAGACATTTGAGAGAGTATTGTCAAGCTTCTCAGGAGACCAGTTCATTCCCTTGAAGTCTCCATCGAGATTGATGTGCTCGTTGCACCACTTCGAGAGTCCCTTCATCCAGTCAGGATTGCTTGCAAATGCCTTCATCCAGTGAGGGTCATGCTCGTTGTATGTGTACTCCTTCTGAAGCGGTGCTCCCTTCCAGTCGGTGTTTGTCAAGTTCTGGATGAGGAACTGAGCTGATGATGGAGCGGCAGCGTAAGCGATGGTATACCAAACACTCAATCCGTTAGCTGCGCTTTCGAGAGGGTTGATAGGAAGGATGATCGATGCGAGCTTGTTAGCAATGTCAGTTCCCACCTGGCTCAAGTCACGAGTAAACTTCTTGTTGAATGCTGCTCCGGCAACCATGTCTCCGATAGCATATACCTCACGGAATCCGATTGGGAGAGGCACCTTCACGTACTTGCCCTTTCCGATTGGAACGCAGAAGTTGTTTTGTCTCTCGTACTCAGGGATGTTCCAGTACTCCTCATCGTCATTTCCGAACAACGAAGCGATTGCAGATGTGATGACCGGCATAAGGAATCCGGTAGCAACCATTCCTCCGATGACTGAGCCGAACTTGAGCTTGTTTGCCTCAGCCATTGACTTGAGGTTCTGCACACCCTGAACGGAAGCATTGAAGAAGTATTTTGACCAACCGAAGTAGTGAGCGATCATTCCCATAAAGCCCTTTCCGTCCTGAGCTCCCTTAGTGTTGAAGTTCACTGTTACCTCCTTAGCATCAGCGATAGATGTGTTGATTCCTCTACCCATATCCCTTGATGTCTTGAAGGCAGCGAATCTTGTCACAAGCTCGGAAGCCTCATTGAGAAGTTCAATAGAGCCGAGAGTGAACTTGAAGATCGTAGAGTCTTTCACTCCTCCCTTCTCGATGCCCTTCTGCATGTTGGCAATCGCTCTCTCCAAGTCTTTCTTGTGAGTCTCCACTGAGTTGATGAGAGTGTAGCCGGTCTGTCCTCCGTTGCGCATGAACTCTACAAATGCCTTCTCGTCTTCGTTGAGGTCTCTGCCCTCGTACTCTCCGGCACGATAAGCCTTGAGCATCTTGACCATAGAACGGAGGTTATTGTGTCTCCAGTTCTGACGGAACTTCTTTCTATACGCTGGGTCAGACTCCTTCACATCGATATTGATGTGAGAGTAGAACATATCTCGGAAGTAGTTTCTCGCTGTGAACTCAAGAGAGTAGTTAGTGAACATTGAAGATATGAACCTATTGAGTATTCCCATCTTCTCAGCAAGTGCGCCTCTCTGCTTCTTGTGTTCTCCATTGATTGCCTGAGCAGCCTTAGGGTCTCCGTTGATGTAGATTGCCTTCTCCACTCCGTTGACCTTGAGGAACACATAGTGAGCATTCATGTTCGCCGGCTTCTGGAATCTCATTCCGACATTGAGCTTGCCCTTCTTGCTCTTGAATGCAGTGACAGTACGAGGCTTAACTTTTTCTCCATCCTCAAACTCCTCTGAATTCTCGCTTCCCTCAAGAGCCCTCATTCTCTCCTCAAACTCTTCATAAGTCTCGCCAGACTCATGGTCCGGAGTAGCAAGAGTGTAGACCTCATCGCCATTCTCATCAAAGGTTCGGATGTACCACACATCCTCAACTTGCATGAGGCTGTTCTGAATCTGGCTACCATCCATTCCAGTAACTGGTCTGTTCAGTAAGAAGTTGTAAAGAGCTTGTTTTGCTCGATTCTTATTACCCTGAGCAATCTCACTCTCTGCCATATTCATTATGATAGCAAGTGGGTCATCTGCTACGGATGTACGACCTTTTACCTTATGAACGGCAGGGTTAAACCTATTGCCCTCAAATCTTGCATAAGAGTACACATCCTCTGCGGTTGTCTCATCGAATCCACGAAGAGGGATGTAGCAGCCGAACATTGACTTGATGTATTCGTACTGTGAACGAGAGATTAAGCCGCTTTCGTAGCTATGTCTTAGGGTCTTGTCTGTTGCCTTGTTGATTTTTTCCCAAAGCTTTATGATTTCTATGCTCTGCTCATATCCAAGAATGTCTCCATTCTCGTTTGTGCGATCAACTCTACCTAATCCACGCTCGAATTCATCAACAAATCTTTGAGCCTCTGCTTCAGCATCCTCCCATTCAGTTTGGTCGTAGCCAAAGAGTGCTGTAAGACCGGCATAGTCTCTTAGGTCAGGGGTTGTTCTTGTGGTTTCGATTTCAACAAGGACACCCTCATATTGTGTCTTTGCAATCTCCTCCATCTCCTTTCTCTCCTTGCCCTTGTACAGCGAAGCAATCCTTGCAAGCTCGGTGTTGTAATCGTCAAGAGCCTCCTCTCTCGCCACCTTCTTCTCGGCAGCATTGAGAAGCCTTACCTTTGTCTCCTGATAATACTTGTTTCTCTCAAGACCATGCTTTGCAATAAGATACTGTCTTACCTCAGCATATACTTCTGCTCTTCTATTTTGATCTTTGACATTCCAACCACGCTTCTCCATTATCATGTCAATCATACGATTCACTTGTTCAATGATAGGGGAGTAGTATCTGCGAGAGAAATCGTCAATCTCTACCCTTGAACGTGATGAAGCCTGATTAAACATGAGAAGGAAGTTCTCGTAGTCCTCGATAGGGAGGTTGCCGGTCTCCTGCTGGATTGCATCAATCGCAATTCTCACTGGCTGCATGGCATCCTGGAACTGTCGCTGGAACTCTTGCCAGTTCTCGTTTATGATTCTTTCGTAAACTGCCTTTGCAGTCTCCCTTGCAACCTCGTCAGGGTCAATGCCGGTCCTTGAAAGAATATCCGGAGTAGCCTCGTTAATCTTGTACTCCTCACGCATCATCTGGTCCTGAGCCCATCCTCTCACGGTCTCCATGTTACGAGGGTTGACCATGTTGTTGTATGATGCCCTAAGGATGTAGCGAAGCTCGTTGTCTCCTATCTTGATGTCGTTGCGACCAAGAATGGCATTGATGATGTTCTCAAAGATTGACTTAATCTTGCCCCATATTGAATTGTCAGTAAAGTCGGTAGTCTCAGCAAGGGTAGCCATGTACTCTTCCATTGCAACCGCCTTGTTGCCATTGTAATGCTCCTCAGCAAGTGCATCCACCTTTGCCTTTGTCTCAGCATCCAGTGACTCGTAGACACGATTGATGAACTCATTGAACTTATCGCCCATGAGCTGTCTTAATCCCTTGTGTGCTACTACTTCGTGAAGGATTGTCTGGATTGCATCAGCAATAGATGTAGCGTTCTCGGTGCAGACTACGATCTCGCCGGTCTTGGTGTCGTAGTAACCCTTGTCATTCTTGTGACCTTCCGGCATCTGCTCACGAGTCTTGTAAGTTACATTGACTCCAAGTTTAGATGCCTCCTCGTTTACTGCATTCTCGATAGCACGAAGTCTTGGCTCTCCTACGAGGAAGTCTACTGCTGCGTTCTGAATATCATCTCTGCGTGAAAGGATGCCATCGCTACCATTACGAACAATACTATCATCTATCTGCCTTGTACCACCAATCCCAGCTTCTGGAGTGTTAAGCCTGAAGTCTCCGTCTATAACATAATACCTCTCGTGGTCTTGATTAAGAACATTCTCTTCATGAAGGTCACTAAGATACAGTTCTTCATTGGCAAAGGTACGAGTTGTATCATCCACCTTCTTGAATCCAATGCTTTCTATATAAGAGTCAATCTCAGCATTGTCGGTGTGGTTTCCGATAATCGTAGGCTGCTCTACGATAATGGCGAAGTTTCCGTCTTTGTTAGTACCAAAGCCAGTTACCTTTAATAATGTCTCCTCGAACAGACTATTATGGATAGCAATTCTGTCAATGGCAAGTTGCGGGTCTACAAAGTAATCAAGACCTATAATCTTCTCAACCTTACCATCACCCAAGTAGAACACCTGAGCCTCTCCTCCGGATGTAATGTATGAATGAGCTATTTCCTCTTCCGTTCTTTCAGAGTACTCTCTCCAAGCCCCAACCTCTTTAGCCCAAGATGTTAATGCTGGGATTGTTTCTCTCGCTCTTTCCTCAAGGCTTTCAGCTCGTCTCCTTGATGAAGAAACATCTCCTTCGCTTCCTCGTGAGATAATGGATGCTCTAACCAATAGGCTACCTCCTTCAAGCAAGCCTGTGAGTTCTGACGATGTATATCGTTTAAGTATTGCCTTTCCCTCTTCGACATCTTCTGTAATTTTATCAAGTTCATTAAGAGCATCTTCATTCCAGACTCCCGACTCGATTGCCTGAGATACGTTTGGCAAAGATACTGAATTTTCCTTTGAAATACTAACATCAGGGTCGGTAACAATCTGTGTCTGCACCTGACCTTCGGACAGAGCTCCCAAGTCAGTCTTGTTCATCAAATCCCAAAGCACTCGGTCAGTAATCTGCTCTACGCTCTCGAAGTTCTCGATTCCGAACAGCTCAGTACCAACCCAGTTCCAGAACTTATTAAGCGCATCCTTGATGTTCTGAATAAGACCACGAGCCTCAAGTTTACGAACTGTACCCTTTGCCTCGTCAATCATCTGCTGCGCCATCTGCTCCAACTTGGCAGCGTTTTGAGTGCCACTAATGCGGCTCAGTACCTCACTTGCGACCAAATCCTCGTCAGCGTGGATACTACTGTAGTTAGGATCGTTGAGGACTTCGTTCCATATCGGAGTGCCACGAAGGAGGTCTTTTATGCTCTGCCATCCCTTAGGGTTCTTCTGCATCATTGCCTTCGCCCAAAGGTGTGTGTACTCATGGACTGGTGTATTCGGATTGATTCCGGCTTCAGTAAGATAAATCTTCTTTCCGTCAGTCCATCCGTAAACAGTTCCGTTAGGTCTCTTCATGAACATAGGCTGTCCTTCCATTACCGACTCCTTCATGGCATCGGTAACGGGAACGGAGTGCATTACTCGTCCAGCTTGCTCTACGTTAGGTAGAGTGATGTCAGCGACCTTGACACCCCACTTCTTTCCGTACTTGTTCATAAAGGCAGGAAGCATCTTGTCGTAAAAGCCCTTCATGCCTTCGCCACCGACTTTCAAATCGCCTCCATCATAATAAGTCTCGTCAGTAGTCAAGATTTGCTCTGCAACCTCCTTACCTACAACATCACTGAGTTTTTGACCATAATGCTGTCCCTGAGTAATTTCGCCATCAGAGTTAACAAAGTCTTCTATAACGCCACCATTGCTCAATCTAATAAGAACAACTTTTTCGTCACCTCTTGGATTAACATTGATGAAATCTACAACCCCTCCTATTTGATACCTCTCTGTCTGCTGCTCTCCCTTAGTCCAAGCAATAGCATCGTAGCCATTCTCAGCAGCATAACGTAGCATGCGCTTCATGGCAAGCTCGTGCCAGTTCTTGTCGAATGGAGCATCTGGAACAGATGTAGTTCCAAATGTTGCCCTGTGCTGCTGCATCGTGAGCCTTGCGAGTTCACGCATCTCTTCCTCATTGAATACTTCGGCAAAAGGAGTGGATGAAGAGAAGTTATACTTGTCATGCATACGCTTCATGAACTTATCCATTTCAGCATCTGCTTTCTCCCTTGATACTTTATATCCACTCTCTCTTCCTTCCTGATGTCTCTTTGACTGAATTTCATCGATGACAAGAACTCGCTGAGTCTTAGGCTTTATTTCCTGAAGCTCGTCTCGTTCTATTCTCAGTCTTGCTCTCTCGTTATATTCTTCTTCAGTAATTCCAGTAGAAGATACTTTCATTTCAAGCTCGGCAAGCCTATCGTATATCTCATTCAGTCTCTGCTGTGTCTCATCTTGAACAGTAACTTCAGTCTCTCCGAAGCGAACCCAAGCGACTGCACGACCATTACCAGCATCGCCGAAGTGTATTTCGTCACTTTCATTCCATGATTCAATGGTCGGTACAACAAGAGCGATCTCTTTATTGTTTCTAAGACCATCTGTTGTGTATCCAAGACGTGTCTCGTCAATCGCTCTTTCAGTGCCTAAATCAACTCCAGTAACTGCGGATGCAGCTTCACGATTTGATACATATAGCTCTCCACGATCAACTCCAAATGCAATGCTGAAATCATCCCCGTACTTGTCAACCATCTGCTGATAAGCAATGTCTCCTGCATCATGTATCCACTCTCCAGCATCTTTTGCTTCTTTTCTTAATGCAAGGAACTCAGCATTTATAGCATCAATAAATTTCTTGTCTTCTGCAAAATAATCAATCTCCGCATAGTTGACCTCCTCAATCTTAATCTCATTCTCATGGATATAGTCAAGCACCTCTTTCTTAGTGAGAGTCTTCTTATCCGAAGCCTTGAGCCAGTCCGAAAGACCAATCCACTTGTCCTCTCCAACCTTGAGACCACCAGCCTTCTCAATCATCTTCAGCCACTGCTCAGGTGTAGCCTTCTCCATCTTGATACCAGCTACAGCCATAGCAGCATTTGATACAAATACTGGATTATCAGGAGAGATCATAAACTCAGTGTTTTCTCCTGATGCATCTATCATCTGCTGTGTCTGCTCGTCAGATGCACGAACTACTCCTATTCCGGTATCATCAAGGGCTGTGAGAACTGCCTCGGTAGCCAACTTCTTAGCATCGGACTGCTCCTCCATTATTTCTCCGATATGATAAAGGATAGATGTGCCAGGAGTCTTGCCCTCCTTCTCCTTGAGAACCTTGAAGAGATTGTCGAATGCAGGAGCGATGACAGCCATTTCCTCTGCTGTTTGCTGTGACGGGTCCTTGTCGATATAATCATAACTTGCACCCTCTATAGAAATACCAGCGGCTGCAAATCGGTCTCTCAGATAGCCATCAAAAGCTCTCGCGGCCATCTCAGTTGGGTCAAGATAATACTGGAGCGCAGCCCAAGAATTTGTAAGAGACCTGATTCTTGCCGGATAGCCAGAATCTTTAATTGCTTGCATTACTGCTTGAACCGCATCGTATGTTTCTTTCCTTCCGGCAAACCGTTTTTCACTTACCTCGGTAGTAGTTCCAAATACTTTACCTGAATCAAAGTATCCAATGGCATAATCAAGAGCATGCCACCATTCGTGAGCGATTCCTTCAAGTTTTGCATACTTGAACTTTATTGTTGCATCAATGAAGTCAAAAGTGAATTTGGTGCGATGTAAACTATGCTCGGCAGTAGCACGTGCTTTGGCATTCAATCTACCAACGCCCAGCATTCCTCCTTGCCCAATAGACTTAGGAGAGATACCCAACATCTTGGACATCTCCATCATAAAATCATATATGGCATTAAGGGTATCCTTCCTTGAATTAGGAATAGTTACTGACTCAAAACCGAATGTATCTTTGAGAATTTTCTGGGTAGCATTACCCTTGCGAGCAGGGTATTTGCTCGCTACTTGCTTGGTTTTACTTCCACCTTTATTCTTGCCTTGTGGCGGTTCTGCCTCCGAAGTTCCCTGATATACTTCTTGTCCTCCTTCGTCAGAGGTCTGTCGAACACTTCCACTATCACTCTGTCCGGTACCGGATTCTCCAGTAGTTGCTTCTCCATTTTCTTCTCCTTTTGGTTCGTTTTCCAAAGGTACAGAATTTCCAGGAATTTCGCCAGTATTCTGCGAACGATTTGCAAAAGATGCATCAACGCCTCTCTCGTAATCTTCATTGTACGCACCAAAGTTCTGAGCATTCTCTGCATAAGCATCGTACTCTTCTCTTGTAGCGAACAAATCAGCTACTTGCTTTCCTGTGCTGTAAGCCAAGTCACGTTTTTGCGCAGCAGGAATATCGATACGCATAATCTGCTTGAGAAGGTTTGCATCCTTCATCTTTGCAACCTCGATAGGATTATCTACGATTGTAGGTGCAGTAGGAGCAGTAGGTGCAACCGGCTGAGGAGATGGCTCGTTTGTCTGTGGTACGGGAGCATTATATCTCTCATTATTTGTATTTGCCAGAGGTTTTGATTGTACCATAGCAGTACCTTTATCGCTTGAAATCATCAATGCGATTACAGAATTACCTCTTGTAGACATCTCTCCGCCAAACTCATTCGCAGCTTTCAAGAACGGAAGCAAATACTTAGCAGGGAAGAAATGAAGATGTCCATTTTTGTCCTCTATCTCAACTGTAACTTCTCCCCACTGTTTGCCATACTTATCCTTGATAGACATCACGAATTCATACATATCCTGAATATCAAAGGAAATATCTTTGTTCACAAATTCCTTGAGAAGCATCTTCCACTTAGGGAACTTAACTGAAAGTTCCTCGCCCTTTGGAGTGATTACCTTTCCTTCGTTCTCGGCAGGATATGCTTCCTTCTTTGCAACAAGAACAAAACCGTTTGTAGTGACGGCATAGCCATCCTCGTAGTGTATTCCAGTATATGGATGTCCTTTTGATGGACCAGTGCCTTTCAACAAGATGTCCTTTACATTAAACTTAGGAATCTTAACCTTAGGTTTAGTCTCAGTCTTTGGCTCAGTAGGAGCTTCTGGAGCAGTTTCGCCACCTTCAGGCTTTTCAGCACCAGTAGGATCATTACCTAAGTAAGTATCCTTAACATACTGGATGAAAGCATCTATGCCAGTATTTCCGTGAGTCTTGCCGTTGTATTCTCCGTGTTCATTTTTGAGGAAATCAAAGTAGTGTAACGCTGCTTTAAGAGCCTCTTCCTTAGTGTCAAACCATAGATGCGAAGCAGAAACCTGAATCGATCCCTTTGGACTACCATAAGAAGTCATATCGTCAAACTTGACATAGGTCTGATATCCCCACTTCCCATCCTTTTCGGCAATGAAGATACGGCTGAAATCCTTAGGGGAGTTTGGCATCTCAATAGGAGTTGGATTGATGATATAACCATCCTTGATAATATATCCGTTGCCAAGGACAGTCTCCTTTGCATTAGGGTCTATCGGTCCGGTATCACCTTCTTCATCAGCTGGTGCTGGTTCTTCCGCTGGTGCAGGAGCAGGAGTCTCAGTCACTGGAGTAGTCTCAGGTGCTGGCTCCGGCATTGGTTCAGCAACAGGCTCAGGAGCAACCTCAGGAGCAGGAGTGACAGAAAGCCTTTCGATCATTCCGTTAAGGATGTCAATCTTATTCTGCAATTCCTTCTTCTTTGTGACATTAGCGAAGATTTCCTTCTGAGTCTTGCCCTTATTCTTATTAAGACCATCAAGCTCCTCCTGAGTAGCTTCTACTACGGCTGTGAGCATATCAATAGCACCATCGCCAAACTGCTTCTGCAATTCAACGAAGTAAGCCTCAGGATCACTATCAAAGAGTGCATCCCAATCAATGTCATCCGGTCCAAGTTCAACCTCTCCTACGGGAGCTTCCTCCTCAGTAGGTGTCTCTTCAGTCGGAGGAACTTCCTCTGCAACTGGAGTCTCAGCCACTGGTGTCTCCGGCACAACTGGTGCTTCCGGTGCGTATTCTGCTCCCTGCTGTACTGCTGCCTTGAACGCTCCGATAGTGGTGCTTGCCCTCCTTGTGTTTCCGTTCTCGTCCTCATATTCATATACGATTGTGTCCGATGGTCCGTCCTGAGAGATTACGCTGACATTCAGCGGTGCTCCGTCTACGAGGATTGTACCAGTGAAGTCTCTAAAGTCATCCTCCTCAGCAACACCAGCAGCCACTGGAGCTTCCGGTGCAGCAGGAGTCTCAGGTACTTCTACCTCTACCTCCTCGGTTTCTTTCTCGCCTTTCTCTACGAATACAGGCTCTCCGTTCTCGTTGCGATAGATAGAGTCGTAGAAGACATCGGCATCCATCGGCTTGATAGCCTGTCCTCCAAGGTCTCCCTTCTTTCCCTTGATGAGAACCTTACCACTCTGAGGAGAAGCCGTTACTTCAACCTCAATGATTCCGTTCTCGGAGTTTATCATCATTCTCTTTCCGATAAACTCATTCACGGCAGCGATCTTGGCTCTCTTGCTCATAGTGGTACGAGCAGTCTGACGGTCAGAAGCCTCGTTGTTGAGGATGAAGTTTACCATTCCATTGATGGTCTCATCTGCATTCAATACTGAAGCCGATGTGATGTCTTTGCTGTTAACGACTTTCTCTTCTCCGGTAACAGAGTCAATCACTAAGAGAGGTCCGTGTCCTCCGTGTTTGTCTACTGAGACCTCACGATTGTTTACCTTTCCACCCCTTACGTACACTACACGACCATCTACCATGCCAGTCACAATCTGTCCGTTCTCGGAAGCCTTCTCCATTCTTGAACGAATGGTTGCGACTCTCTCGTCACGCATGGTGTCAAGTCTGCCATTCAGTGCATCGCTCTTCGCCTTTGCGATTGCGAGTTCTCCGAATGCTCTTCTCTGCTGATATGAGAAGTCCTCTCTGCCAGCTAATGCGTATGCATCTTCTGCTGAAAGACTCTCAATAAACTCGTTACTAATAGTAGGATTACCATCTTTGTCTGCGAAAGAATTTGCTACTGCCGTTTTTGCGTTTGCTACATCTGAATCGGTATCATACAAGTCATCGTATGACATAGAGCTGCCGATTTCACGTGCATGCTGCATGATGTTACGAGACTCGTTATTGCGTAGAGCATTCACTCCGGCTCCGAGACCTTCGGTTGTGGTAGATATCTCAAGACCGGAAACCGCACCGCCAATGAATGCATCCATGTACTCCTTTCCCTTCTCTTTGGCAAAGTCAGCAAGGCTTGCATCGGGATTCTGCTCCTTCAGCTGATTCCACTGAGCCTGGATTCCGTAGTCTGCATCGCCATCTATCAGGTCAAGGCTTGTACCGAGGACATCGTTACCGAATGATGTTACAACCTCCTCGACACCTTCTTCTGCACCCTGCTTAACCATTGTGCCAAGTTTCTTCGCAATCCTCTTGGCAATGTTCTCGCTTCCTTCCTTTACGGCAGTCTCAAGGATTTCCTTCGCCATTTCCTCAGTAATCTCCTTTCCGGCTTTACCGAGATCATTCAAAGGACCACCAATCTTCTCCACTGCCATTTCAAGAGCAGCAGAACCCATTGAATTGATAGCACGTTTCCACGAAGGTATGTCCGGATTCTCACGTGTCTCGTCCGAGTATTCTCCAGCAGCCATGCCAGCACCGTAAAGCAGCATTCCCCAACCGGAGCCAGCAGCCAACATCATAGGCAATGACTCAATACCGGATGCGAGAGCCTTCTGTGCGACCTGACCTATGTTGCCCTCTTTGATGAGGTCTACATAGCCTTTCTCGCCACCGGTAGGGTCTGCCTCTCTACTGAGCCTGTCAGCAGTCTCGCCGAGCCTCGTAGACCACTGCGTGATTCGGTTGTCCTCATCTTGCAGTTTCTCGTCAAACTTCTTTCCGGTCACAAAATTAACCGCCCCTCCTATTGCACTGGTATTCCAAGCGGCTCTCGCAAGGTCAAGTGCGAGCTTTCCAGTTCTTACTCCGGCCGCTGCTGCACTCTTGCCTAGTGTCTCGCAAAGAGTTGTCTTGCCGTCATTCTGCCTTTCCTCTCTGCGAGCCTGTCTTTCCTCTTTGCGAGTTGGACCGAAGTTTGTGTATGATACATCACTTCCGGCAAAATCCTTCATAAACTCATCTCTCTCGTCAATGCCGATGAGATAGTTCTCTCCATTTACGGACATGTTGACTTTAGCGGTTGGAAAGTCCTTCTCAAACTCAGAGGACTCCCAATCGCCAATCTTGTACTCTTCTCCGTTTACTTCGTAGAATCTGTAGTTATCTTTCATGCTTTAGCTTTTTCTACCAGTTTTTTTGTTCGCCCACTTGCTTTCTGCCTCGGTTGTTGTCTCGGTATTTCCATCGTTGCCCTTCTTAGATTTTGGCTGCGATGGAAGATATCCAAATCCATATCCATAGAATTTGTTAGGGTCTGGTCTCCAAGCAGTCTTAGGAGTCTCCTCTTCCTCGATGGTCTCTTCTACCGGAATCTCCTCTCCAAGACCATAGATTCTCAAGAAGCTATTGACCATATCCGGATGGTTTCTAAGAACTGACTCGATGTTCTCCTCGTCAACAACCTCTTCTCCAATCTGTCCCTTGCTTGCAAAGAATTTGAGCATTTCCGGATATAAGCTCTGAGGTATGTCCATCTTGTTTCCATTGTGGAATGTGAAAGGAATAGTCTTGCCAGGTATCTTACCAGTTCCGTCAACATCCTCTCCCATCTGGATTCTTACGATCCTTTCGCTGAGTGCCTTGAGATCTCTTTCGTACTGCTGCTGTATTGCCATTCTCTCCTTGAGGTATTCCTGCTGCGCCGCAGCCTCCTGAGCATCGAGTTCTGCCTTGAGCTTGATATTACCCTCTGCGATAGCCTTCTCCTTCTCTGCCTTATAGTCGTAGAACTTCATCTGCCATGCCTTATCAGCAGCATCCAACTTCTCCTTGTATGCATTCTCGGCCTCCTTTACTGACGCATTGTATGCCCTTTCCTCGTCACGAAGTGCAAGCTGGAAGCCCTTTTCGTCAAGAGCCTTTAGTCTGTCACTGGCTTTCTTTGCGTTCTCAAACGCTTCGAGATATCCACGGCTCTCCTTGTATGGGTCAACAGACGGAGCACTGTCAGCGATGTCTCCACCAATCGCTCCACCTACGGCTGTACCCCCAAGCTGTCCGATAGCCCTGAGAGCATCGGTAAGAGCGTAGTACTTCTGCATCTTTCCTGCATCGGTCTTCTCCTGCTCTGCCGTCTTACGCATGTCAGCATATCTCTCAGCAAGAATCTCCGCAAAAGACTTTGGCTTCTCACTGGTATCAGGTGGCGTAGGTGATGCAGGAGTAACGACAGGAGTCTGCACTTCTTCTACTTGAGTCTGCGTTGGAATAGGATTGACAGTCGTGACTACAGAGTCATCCTTGGGCTTTCTTTCTATCGAAAGCTCTGCCGGAGTCGGCAGTGATGTCGGCTCTCCGCTTTCTATTTTAGTGTTAGTTGCAACAGGCTTTAGTGTGTAGTTACGCTCCTGCTTCTTAGCCCTATTGCGTATCGATTTTTCTTTTCTTGTACCTCCCATATCTTACCACTTGCTAAATAGCTTTGCATTAGGATTCTCGATCATTGCTCCACCAAGTGTTGCAACACTTCCTGATACATTGTTAAACAAATTCGCCCAGTTCGCTCCAGACTGCTGCTTGTTTGCAATCTGCTGTGCCACCCTCTGGGAATCGAGGTTCAGGAGCTGCTGTCTGAATGCGTCCTGCCTTGCAGTCTCTCCCTGCATAAGTCCCGATACCACATCGGCCATAGCCTCATTGCTTGCCTGTTTTGCAGCAAGAGTGTTCTCGAACGTAGCTCCTCCGGCGGCAGCTTGATTATCTATAGCCTCTTCCTGCTTGTTCAGTCTCCTGTCCATCTGAGAAAGGAGAGCCTTGTTAGCAACCATGTCGAGAGGGTTGACATACATGTCAGTAAGCAGTCTGCCCCTGACATCGCCATAATGCTGTTCGGCCAGCTTGTTTGCCTTAGCGTTTTGACCAGCCTGGACTCCAGCACCAATCGCAGAGGTGGCTGCACTCGCTATGAGTGGTATGATTAATGGTAATGCCATAGTTATCACTTTTATTAATGTGATAAAAGTACAACAGGCAAGGATAAACTATTTCCCAAAACGGGAAAAGTTTTCTATCTCAGTGAGTTATACTTGCAAAAACTAAAATATTATGCCAGCAAGAACAATAAAGGAAGAGAGGGAAAGGAACTATGTTTACCTTCTCCTCAAACGATTCAAGGGAGACACAGCAAAATGTGCGAGAGTGATGAATATATCCAAGAAATCCATCGATACTTGGAAGGAGCATTATATGGAGGAAATCAAGGAAGTCATCAAGAAAGAGCGCAAGATGGATAAGAATGGGGGAGTGCTGCCAATAGAGGAGAGAGAAACGCCTACTCCTGAAGCATTGAAGGAGGAATGCCTCAAAAGGCTTGAGGATGCAATCAAGATGGAGCAGGACCCTGCGAAGATCGCAAGAGCATTCGACACCCTCAACAAGCTGTCGGACCCTAACGACAAGGGTAAGGAAAAGAAATCAATCGCAGATGCAGTAGCAGATGCAATAAAGAAGAAGTAATATGCCACAGAAAGTAATTAAGTTCTCTGGAATCAACAGGAAGGTCAACGAGTTTCAAAACATTGGAGCCTGCGAGGAACTGATAAACCTGAGACCTCAAATGGATGGTGAATTCCAAGTATTGAAGCCTAAACACGCTTTGATTGAAGAAGTATGGTATGATAAAGTGTATGATCATTCGTGGGGTGAAACATCCAACCTAATCGTTGTGGACAATATCGGAAGTATTGTATGGATAAGCAAAGATGGTGCAAAACAACAAGAGCTAAGGTACGCATTCTCAAGTGATGTCGAATTGTCTTTTGCCGGCAACATAATTGTAGCATATAGCGCAGATAAGAACAAACAGCTTGTGTTCAAGTTCAACGAAGACAAGTATGAGGACTATACATTCAATCCAAACAAAATAACCAATGCGTATATATCATACGGAAGTAGTTATTTTTCCGCTCCGTCAAATTCAGCCGTTGCGGATGATAGCTCGGCATATGCGCTGAATGAGGCAATGTTAAGTGCGGCTTCGGGATTTTCGAGCAAACTGACTTACGGGTTGTGCGGAGCTTCCGTTGTCGGATGCACATACGAACTTGAAGACGGAAACGAGATTTGGTCGACTGCATTCGCTGTCGCAAATTCATCTCACGCCTACCTTTTTGCTCCTCCATCAATAGACACTGGAACAAAAACCGTAACAGTGACAGGTGCTAACAATGTTGAGTTGAATCTGCGTTTCAATGGTAATAAAACTAAGGGAGTCAAAAGGATAAACATTTATTCTACCAGACCGATATTCCCATACGAGATAGTTTCCAAATCTACCTTGGCCGATGTTGAGGTCAAAGAACTTTCTTTGGAGGATGTCGATCTCTCAGGTCAGCTTATGTACTATCAGGGTAGTGTGCCGGCTGACAAACAATCCGCAGTATTCAAACTTAAATTCGGAGCAGAATTGATAGGAGAGAGAATCATGGATATAACTCCTGGCTGCATCGAGCGAATCGGAAATGTCGTATCTTACAATAACCGATTCCATTATTTTGGAAGCGAGGTCTCACATGTGATACAGCCTCCTACTGTTTCGCACGCTCCGTCAATAATCTATGATCCTTCAGAAATAACAATCAGTGAATGGATAGCCTATGTCAAGTTTGGTGATTCATGGAAACTTATTGACAACATCTATAAAATCGTAGATGGCCGGTCACTTGATATCATCTACCCTATGATTGGGGTGGAGCAACTTGCATTTGTGAAGGCAAAAAGGGCAGATGATAATTCTTTGATTGTGTCATATAAAGAAATGTTTTATGTCGACCTTAAAGAGTCTTCGGCATATAACTATGCGTATGCCTTTAACGTGACTCCATCAATAGTTGATGCAGGACACTTCGAGATGGATATGGAGTCTGCAAACCAAATATGGACAGCGGATTTCAAATATGACAGCGAGGTGTTTTGGAAGAAGGAGGACAATGCTCTGAACGTATCGGCACAATACAATCCCTTCGTATTCCCGGTGGAATACTCCTACAGTTTTGGGGGAGAGATACGAGACATAGCCCCTTCGTATATACCTATCTCATCTACTCAGATAGGTCAATACCCAATAACGGTTTTCACATCTAACGGAATCTTTGCATTGGAGCAAAGCAGTGGAAAAGTTCTATATGACAGCATCATTCCGCTTCAACCTCTTGTCATAGAAGGCAAGGCGGTAACAACTCCGTATGGCGCATTCTTCAAATCGTCTAAGAATCTATACATCCTTTCTGGAAGGGATGTGGCAAACGTATCAAGCGCATTAAACGGAACGAGAGAACTGGGTATAAGAGAGGTGCAGGCATATAAAACTCTATGCACGAGATATGATACTCCGTTTCACGACTTCACCTTTATTCTGTCCAAGGTGGATTTTGACAAACATATTGAGGATGCAATATTGTCATACGATCCATTGCAGAACGAGGTGTATATAAACAGCGGACATCCTAACTACGAGTATTCGTATGTTTTCAACCTTGATACAAAACTATACCACAAGACATCAAGGAAATATCTCGTGGCTCAAAGAGGAGGCAGATATGCAATCGAAGCTACCGGAGCATTCCCTCGCAATGTCGTTGACTTGCATAATGAGGATATCGTCAACAATCAACCGATACTTCTTCAGTCCCGTCCGCTTTCTCTTGAGCAGTTCTATACACATATCCAAAGGCTCATACTTCTTGCAGATGCGAAACTTGAAGGAGAACAGTATATGTGTGTCTCAGTGTTCGGCAGTGACAATCTCAATGACTGGAAGTGCATCATGTCTGCTCAGAAGATGAACACCACGTTCAGGCATATAAGAACGAATAAGGCACCTAAATCATATAGAGAATACATAATACTCATAACTGGAATGGTCAATACCAACACCGACCTCTCCGACATCATAGCTGACTATACCGTTGTCCAAAGAAGACTCGGATAGTTTTCTTCTCATAGTGTTTTTGTTGGCATTCGCCGGTCCTCTCTCCGTTGGGAAACGCAGAGGGGACTTTCTTATTTAAAAAACTACTCAATTTTTTGCACAAGAAAAGAGGACTCCAGCACACTGAAATCCTCTTGCCACTTGCAACAATCCGCAACTCTCAAAAATGATGCATCAAAAATTTACGGAAAAATCATCATTTCTTACTCAGCATCTTTAGACAGTCCCACCTCGATATACGGATACTTTGCCAAGAACTTGCGCCTTCTCTTGTCGCTACCCCTCCACATAAATCTTGGGTTGAGATAGTACTCCGCGTCACATCCCCTGATGGCATCATGCTCCTTCAAATCCCTTAGGCTCTTAAAGTATGCAGTCCTTGAAATCCCAAGCTCAACAATGATCCTCTGTAAATTTTTTGACTGAATAATTACCCTCCCTCTATCCAGTTCGGAGTTAAACGCCATCCACATCAAAACATTTCTCGATGTCGGAAGAAGACTCCTCACTATTGAGTAGTAAGCACCAAACACATTGATATAGGAATCCTCCGTTGCCGGACATTCCTCAAGAAACTCATCAAGCATCTCCTTAGGAGTCACATCGCCAAATTCATTCGGCACATCAAATTCAAACTCGTTTGCCATAGTATATAAAAGTTTACCAGTTGGTACTCATAAATGAACTAATAAGTACACACAAATGTACCAAATTTTATACAAATTTACAACTACTTAGTACACGTGTGTGCACCGAGAAATCAAGGCAACATATTGTTGACCAATTCGTTACATAGCATTATTCCCTATTTATTATATACTATTTATCTTATTATTATACACAAACATTCACAAGCCTCCATACCATAGCCATGGAACCAAAAGGGGACCCTAATCCTATCGGAATTATTTAAACCCCCTGGGGCCGGAGAATTTTTCAAGGAAGGAAATACTGAAGCAAGAGAGGGAAAGATTGAAATTGGATAGTTATGTGTATGTGGCTCTTTTATGGAACCGGTTGGTGGAACGGGACTCCTACCCTTAAATTTTTTGCTCTTGGGGGTGGGGGTCAGGAAATTTCCGCCTGTCTTCTTCCTGTTCTCGTCTGGTCTCGTTCCGATCTTTCCGAGATTATCCCGAATCCAGTCCGATAGGGGTTCGAATATACCCCACTACACACGTATATAATGAGGTTTTTGGATTTCGGGGGACGCGAGAGGGGACAGATATCCCCCTGAATGGGATTTATTTGGGGTTGTTTTCGCTTATCTCTTTAGAGATAGGGGGTAACTTGTTTCAGAGGGTTTGAACGGGATTTTAAGGGGGTTTTCTCGGTAGGTTGCCGGAGATCTATGTTTTTACGGGCGAATTACCCCACGATTATAAAGGGCTTCAGGGGTGTTTTTGTGTTTTCTGCTGGTCTAAAGTTTGGAAAGTTCGGAAAGATAAATTTTAAAATAAATTTTATATACATAGTATATAACTAACTTTTGGCTTTAAAATTGTTTGGTAAAACATTTGGAAGTTATCCAAACTTTCGTACCTTTGTTGCCGAAAACAATACGAAAAGACAATAAAACAAATATCAACTACTAAATTTTTCAGTTATGAAAGCAATTAACTATTTCGGAAACATCAAGGGTTATGAGGTATTAATGCCAACAGATTCGCACAAAAGTTTTTACGGCAAAGCAGAGGTAATAATCTTGAAGAACGGCACAAAGTTGCTGAGATCCTACTCTACAATCGTGGGTGGTGTTACTAAATCGGGTAAGATGTTCCGCTCTTGGTGTGGTTGGTCTGCTACAACTGGAAGACATATAAAGTCTTTCATGGGAATGAACAAAAAGGAGTGGGAATCACTCCCGTTTATAGAGGTTTGCTAACCTCTTACCCCTCTATCGCCCCGTGCGGACTGACCTCTTCACGGGTGCGCCAATTTCAAACACATAACGACATGAAGAACGATTTTACATTTAGCAAGGTATCTGTACCTACTTGGGCACTTTGCGCCCTGATTAACGGGGATTACACGGGACTGGAAAATGAAGATATAACACTCGTTGAGGGCTGGCTTGCGTCCTCTGGTTATACCCTCGTTTGTCCCCCTGACGAAGAGGATGAAATATATTTCAATCCGTTCCCAGAGTTCGGACTGGCTTGCGATTGCATTGACTGCTGGTGTAACTGATTAATTTGCTGACGATATGAAAGTATTTTTAACACTTCTTGCAACCCTTTGCGCCCTCATCGCGCAGACTTGCGTCTTCGGTCTGAACGGGTTAACCCTGTACTCAATTCCGATTACTTTGTACCTCGGTCTGAATATAGCCGAGAAGATAAGCGAAGAAACCGAAACAAAGGAAGAAACCAAATAACACATTAAGCCATGAAGAAAGTTTTTTTATCAGTCGTTTTTGCGCTTGTATGCCTGATTTCAGGAGCGCAGAACAAGACCACAAGAGTAGTGACCGATTCGCTCACGTTCATGCCTAATCAGGTGCAAATCTTTGAGGGCGTGACCAGTTCGGGAAATCCAAAATGGTGGCTGGAGTTGCCAGCCGAGGACGGCAAGGTGCGCAAGGTCTCCATGAGCCAGTCGCACGTGACCTCAGGGCGGTTGCTGGCTCTCATTGAAAAACGCGATCCTGAGACGGGCAGATATTACTATTCTGTCAAGTTTGCCGAGCCTAAGAGGAACGTGCAGACGAGCGGTAAAGCCGATTTGACGAGCCTTTTGAAATAGATTGTCTTGTAGGGGAGTGAAATCCCCTATGAGACCCAAGCAAACCAATTAAATAAAACGATTATGACAAGAGAACAAGCAATTAAGAAGTTTGAGCAGATGAGCCTGACTGACTGCATTGACCTCTGGAACGAGAAAGCATGCGACCACTATTGCAGATTTATCGCTATGCACCAGATG